GATTGGGTGTTAGTTGATGAAAGAGATGTTACATATGAAGAATTAGATGAGTTAGATATGCAGTTAGAAAAAACTGATGAAACTTTGTTATCTAAAATATTTAATTTTGTTTCTACTGGTACAGCAAGACCAAAAGCAAAAAGTTTTCAAGACAAAACTATTAAAGGTGTAAAATGGAAAGTTAGATATCAATATGCGGGAAATCCAAATCCTGAACGTGATTTTTGTAAGGCTATGATGAGTGCTAAAAAAATATATAGGAGAGAAGATTTAGAGAATATGAATAGTAAAGCAGTTAATCCGGGTTTTGAACATAATAATGAGCCTTATAATGTGTTTCTTTTCGGTGGAGGCCCACGATGTAAACATTATTTTAAAAGATTAACTTTTGCTAGTGTTGAGGGTGGTGATGTTGATGTTACAAGTCCAAATGCAAGAAAAGTAGGAACTGCTGCTGCTGCAAGAAGAGGGTATAAGATTACTAACCCTTATCAAGTTAGAGTACCTAAAAACAACTTACCAAATAAAGGATTTCACCCAAATAACAAGAATTTACCAAAAGACGTTAAATAATGGCAGAAGTATTATTAATAGAAAGATCAGATATTGTTAAGTATACACCACTAGATGGGAATACTGATACTGATAAATTTATTCAGTTTATTAAGATTGCTCAAGATATACACATACAAAACTACTTAGGTACTGATTTACTTAATAGGTTAAAATCAGACATTGAAGCAGGTACATTGTCAGGTGTTTATTTAGACTTATTAAACAACTATGTTAAACAGATGCTTATTCACTGGGCAATGGTTGAATATTTACCTTTTAGTGCTTATACAGTAGCTAACAAAGGAGTATTTAAACACACAGCAGAAAGTTCTGAAACGGTACAAAAGAATGAAGTAGACTTTTTAATTGAAAAGCAAAGGATAACAGCAGAGAACTATAGCCAAAGATTCGTAGATTATATGAGTTTTAATTCAAGTTCCTTCCCTGAATATCACACTAATTCAGGTGCAGACGTTTATCCGATTAGTAACACAAATATAGGAGGTTGGTATTTATGAGAGATAGGTATAAAATGAAAGCTAAAGACGTTAAGAAATTGCAAGAATACGCAATTAAGTTAATGCAACAAAAAGATAATAAAAAGGTTAATTAAATATGTGGGGAGAAGCAGTATATAATCTAATTGGATTTGGCAAACAGTCAGATGATGGCGACAATATAGTAGATGAAAATAGTGGATTCCTACTATTAGATGAAGCAGATGGTACTGCAATAACAGAAGATTTAAGTTTAAACTGGGGAGGTTTCGGTTTAGCTTACGATAATAGTTGGTTTGGACAAACAAAATACGAAAGATAAAAAATGGCAACAAAGAAAATAAGTCAATTAACAGCAAAAGCAGCTAATTTAGAAGCTAACGATTTACTAATAGTATCTGATTATAATGGTAGTACGTACGATTCAAAGTATGTAACAGGTGCTGAAGTAATGCAGGAGGTTATTCAAGTAGCTGTAAGTGATGAAACAACAGCATTAACAACAGGAACAGCAAAGTTAACTTTTAGAATGCCTTTTGCTATGACTGTAACGGAGGTAAGAGCATCGTTAAGTACTGCGGGTAGTACTTCAGGAACTACAACAATAGATATTAATGAGGGTGGTGTTTCAATATTATCTACATTATTAACGATTGATGCTACAGAAAAGACTTCTACAACAGCAGCGACAGCAGCAGTAATTAGTGATTCTTCACTAGCAGATGATGCAGAAATTACAATAGATATTGATGCAATTAGTGGAGGTGCAACTGAAGCAGGTTTAAAAGTTACATTAATAGGAAATAGAGCATAATATGTTTTTAATCAATCCTTATATATTACAAGCTAGTGGTAATCCTTTATGGTCGGACTTACTAGCTTACTATACAGCAGATAATACGCCTAACGATGCTTTGGGTACATATAACGGTACTTTAACTAATGGTGCTACTTATGGAACAGGAATTATCAATCAAGGATTCAGTTTAGATGGGGTTAATGATTATGTTGATTTGGATTCTAATTTACATTCATTTTCGAGTACTGAACCACATACTTTTAGTGCTTGGATTAATGGAAATAGTTATGCTTCAACATCTTTGATTATTAATAATGGAGATTTAAATAATGGAACTTTGATGGCTGTTAGAGACCAAAAAATAAGTTTTTATTATGCAGGTGGTAATTCTCTTGTAAAAGCAACAACTACATTAAGCACAAGTACTTGGTATCACGCTGTTATTGTTTACGATGGTAATTTAGGTATAAAATTTTACTTAAATGGAGTTAGTGATGGTACAGGGTCAACATTATCTCCTGATGTTGGTGCACCTCGAAATACTTGGGCATCAGCATCTCCAAATGTACCGAGATTAGGTGCGTGGTATAATGGCGGTTCTCCTTTTAATGGTATTATTGACGAAGTAGGTATATGGGACAGAGAACTAACAGCATCAGAAGTAACAGATTTATATAATTCAGGTGCAGGATTACAATATTAACAATTAAAAAATAAAAAAAAATGGGATACGACATTAGACCAATAGCAGAAATAGATACATTTGATTATTCACAATGTACAGGATTACAAAATGCAAACACAGTAAGACGTTCATTAGATGGGCAATACTTTATAGTTGAAGGAGATGCTTTCACTACTTACACTAGAGAAGAAATGTTAGTTATTTGTGAGGGTGCTAACTGGACATCAGAAGAATTAGTATAGAATGGAAACTTACCAATACATAGTAACATCATTATTAGGAGTAGTCGGATACTTCCTTAGAGATGTTTATTCTAGATACAAGTCTTTAGAGAAAGAACATTGGAAGCTATCTGATAGAACTATGAAATTAGAGGGTAAGATAGAAAATCTAAATGAAAAGATGCCATCAGAGATAGAGAATTTAGAGCGTATAATGGATTTAAAGTTCGAGCAGTTTAACAAACAGTTTGAAGAACTATCTAGAGCAATTAGACACGCTGAAAGAACTATGAAAGCAAACGCTGAAGCATTTGTACAACTATTCAAAGATATTAAGCAGTGAAACGTATCTTTAAAAAGTTAGTTCAAGATACTTTGATGAAGTTAGAGAATGACAAACTACGTTATTCTCGTACCTCTTTAACAATGTTTAGTGCATGGTTGTTGGTAGTGTATATGATTATTTACGACTTGTATAAAGAGGGTTTTCGTTATGATGTGTTTGTTACTATGGTAGGTGTTGCATTAGGTACTAAAGTAACTGATTCGATAAGTGAAAAGTTAAAAAAATGAAGTTAGAAAAAATATTAATAGGTGTATTATTGTTAGTTGTAGTATGGTTAATTCTACATAAACAACCTACTTTACCAACTGAAATAAGATACATAACTAAGTTAGAGCAAAGACTAGACACACTGTATAAGGATACTATTGTATTTAAGACTAAAATAAGACGTTTTAAGGATACTATTTTAATTTATAGAGATAGTGTAATAATAGCTAAAGAAAACAACGATACGGTTAAGATAATAGCTTTTCAAGATTCAGTAATAGAACAACAAGATTATACTATTAAATGGCAGGATTCTTTAATAGGACAATTAGATACTATTATAGACGTTCAGAACAAAGTAAACGATAAACTGAAAGATAGTATTGTAGACTTAAATAAAGACATTCATAAGCGAAAAAAACGCAGTAAAATAGCACATTTAATAAGTGTTGGTGTATTAACTTTATTTGTAGTTAAATGAAAATATCAGAAGAAGGTAAAGACTTAATTAAGTTATTTGAGGGTGTAAGACTTAAAGCTTACAAATGTAGTGCAGGTGTGCCAACTATTGGATTTGGAAATACATATTACCCAAATGGAGATAAGGTTAAAATGGGTGACACTATAACACTAGAACAAGCTAGAGATTTATTTGATGACCTTATAGTAAGATATGAAAGAATAGTAAATAGTAAATTAAAAGTTGATGTTAAGCAAAATGAATTTGATGCTTTAGTATCTCACACATATAACACAGGTGGAAGTACAACTTTGTTTAAGTTGGTTAATATGGAAGCTAATAAAGAAAAGATTAAGGACTGGTTTTTAACAAAGTACATTACAGCTAACGGAAAAGTTTTACAAGGTTTAAAAAATAGACGTTTAAAAGAATGGGAGTTATACAATAAATAACTATCTTTATAGTGATTTAATACACATTTCATACACATAATTTGTTTTTGACCCTTACTGATAAAAAAGTAAGGGTTTTTTTATTACTCAAAATCAGGTAGTTATAAATTATTTTAAAATATTTTTAATTATTATTGTTATTATTATAATTATTATATATATATTTGTCCTATACAAACAAACAAAAACAAAAATTATGTTAGTGATTAAAGACAAAATGTTAGCGAGTAGTTACGACTACTTTACAAGAAACGGAAAAGGTAGTTTTAATTTTGATTTATACGCAAGATTATTGACTGCTAAAGGTATTGACCCAACAGATAAGATTGAGTACATTAAACGAGCTAAAAACATCAAAAAATGAAAGATTTAATTAAGACAGTACAAGAAGGTTTAGATAAAGACCTATCAATAGCTAAAAAAATGATTTTATCTGATGAAAATGATTATATAATTATTCAGCATTTAATGAAATCATTAGAGGTAGTAAATAAACAATTAGTATTATTGACATACGAACCACAAATAGATAAAAAATAAGATTATGGATAAGTTATGGGTATATGATGGTGTAGCATACCATTCAAGAGATTTAGCAATATTACACGGTGCAGACGAGTTAAGTTTATATCCAGTGTATTTTAACGATACTTTAGATGATGATATCGAAATAGAAGTAAGTAGAGATGCAGTAACTATTACGGAATCTTACGATAGTTTTGAAATACCAACAGAGTATCGAGATGATTGGGAATATTTTGATATTGATTTTAGTACAAGGTTATTATCTACAGATATGAAAGATAGGATAAAAGACAAGATTGCTGATTACATAGATGATTTGAAATGGCATGGAGATGATTACGAATTAGACGATAAAGCATAGTAAATTAATAAATAAATAAATAAAAGTAAAATGAAAAAGTTAGTATTAGTATTAGGATTAGTAGCATTAACAGTAAGCTGTAAGAAAGAAGTAAAAGACTGTGAATGTCACAGAGTAGTAGAAGTTGAAGATATGGAATACGTAGATTATAAAATAGTATCAACAGTAAATGATTGCAGTTATCAAACAAAAATGAGTATAGATAAAACTGGTATTACTCCAGTAGTAGGTGAATGTTATACACACAATTAATTATGGGTCAAGTAAACGAATACGTAAAAAAAGAAGTTTTAGAGTTAGTAAAAAAGGGTGTAGATGTTACACCCTCTATAATTTTGCAACTTAGAAAAGATTTCATTAATCACAGAAACTACTGTAATAATAAGATTTTAGCAAGTGTAGATGCTGAAATATATAACCACAGAAAAAATAGAACTAAGAAAGTTAAAAATATTAATTCAGTTGATTTAGGTTACAAAAATGAATCTTATCTTAGTGAAGAAGAAATGATACAAGGTTATATAGTACCAACTTTTAACGAACTATCTGAATCAGAAAAAGAAATTTATAAAACAAAATAAGTAAATATATGTTAATTAAACAGTTAAGAACAACAAGAAAACGAATGATTAAAGGAGGTGTAATTAAACAACGTTATTTTAGACTATTACAACGTGAACACAGCCTAATTTTAAAATCTCTAAATTATTACAAAAATGCAGAAGAGAATTGATGAGCTATTATTATCAGGTAAAAGTATAGCTGATGTAGTTAGAATCGTGTCTAATGAAACAGGTAAATCTAAACAAAACATAAGATACCATGTTAACAAGATTAAAGATAGAAATAAAGCATTAAGAGATGAATGTGAAGAAAAAGGTATAGACTTTAATAGTGTCAATTACTATTGGTATAAATCTGAAAAGTTCTCGATAAATGCTACACCTAATGAAGCAGTAGATTACGAAAAGATAATTAATGATATTTTAGAGCAGAAGTATCAAAAACTAGAAAAGGTTAAAGTTCCTGAAGTAGAAACATTTGATAGATTAGTATTTACAGATACGCACGTAGGAATGGACGCATCTCGAAAGGGATTAGCGATGTATGCTGAAGAGTGGGGAGGGGAGATGTTATTCCAACGTATTGAAGAAATGGCAAATAAAATGTTATCATGTAAACGTTCAAGTGTATTATACATTGATGACTTAGGTGATTATATGGACGGTTTTAATGGACTTACTACAAGAGGAGGTCACAAGTTACCGCAAAACATGACAAACGAAGAAGCATTTGATACTGGATTAAAAGCTAAATTAATGTTGGTTGATTTGCTGAGTAAAGAATATGAATACATCACGTTTAATAATGTTTGTAATGATAATCATTCAGCTGCTTTTGGTTATACGGTTAACTCAGCTTTTAAACAAATTTGTGATGTAAAGTATAACAATGTAGAGGTTGTTAATCATTTAAAGTTTATGAGCCATTATGTAGTAGGAGACCATGCATTTGTTATTACACACGGTAAAGATGATAGGCACATGAAATACGGTTTTAAACCAATATTAGATGCTAAGCAAGTTTATAAGATTGATCAGTTTCTAAAGAATGAAGGCATTTATAGGGAAGCAAAGTACATTGAGATAAGCAAAGGTGATTCGCATCAATGTTTATTTGATATGTGTACATCTGATGATTTTCATTATTTTAACTTTGCAGCTTTTTCGCCAAGTTCAGAATGGGTACAACTAAACTTTACTAAAGGTCGTTCAGGATTTACAATTATGCACATAGACAAATACACGCCAAATAAATCAATATTTCCTTATTTTTTTAATAACAATTAATTATGAATATTACAGATAAAATAACAATTACAAACGAGGATAATATGGCTTTAATGGCTCGTTATCCTGATAATTACTTTGATTTAGCAATAGTTGACCCTCCTTATGGAATCAATGCAGATAAAAAACAAAATGAAGCAGGTAAAAGAAGAATAGAGGCAAATGGTAAGACAAAAAGTGGTCGAGGTTGGAAAGTATATAAAGAAACTGAATGGGACAATGAAATACCAAGCGATGAATATTTTATAGAATTATTTAGAATAAGTAAAAAGCAAATAATATGGGGAGGTAATTATTTCCCTTTTATATGGAGTTATAGTAATTCTTTTATAATTTGGAATAAAAAACAAAGAGAGTTTAGTTTAGCAGATGGAGAGTTAGCTTGGTATTCTGAAACAGATAAAGCATTAAGAATTTTTGATTTTTCAAGAGGAGAAGCATTAGCTGATGCAAATAATAATGGAAGCCGACTACATCCAACACAAAAACCAGTAGCTTTGTATAAATGGATTTTAGATAAATACGCAAAGCAAGGGGATAAAATATTAGATACTCATTTAGGGAGTGGAAGTATTGCGATAGCTTGTCACGATTACGACTTTGAATTAACAGCTTGTGAGTTAGACAAAGAATACTATGATAAAGCAATAGAAAGAATTAAAAACCACGTTTCACAACAAAAATTATTTTAAAATGAAAGCAACAATAACATTTGAAGAAGAAGAAGATTTAAGAACTGCATTAGATGGTTACAAATGGAAGCTAGTAGCATGGGATTTAGACCAGGAAATGAGAAGATTATTAAAGTACGACGATACTATTTCAGATGAGAAATGGCATCAAGTAGAAGAACTAAGAACTAAACTAAGAGAAATTATTAACGATTACAATTTAAATTTAGATTAATTATGAATGCAAAGCAAAGAAAGTTAGAAAGATTAGCACAATACAAAATGAATAGTGCTAGATATGATAAAGCAGTAGTAGTTACTTATGGAGGTTTACTAGCTTTAATTGACTACATAGAAGAATGTAATGAGGTGTTCCCTGAACTTATTACTAACAGGTTAAAAAACGAGGTTAACATGGCTTTAAACAAGGTCTACGAAACAGGTGCAGATGCTAATGTTATTGAAGAACATAACGAAATAGCAAATTTATTTAGAGAAACTATTGCAGGAATAGAATAATTAGTTATATTTGCAAACACGAAGCGTAGGAAACTTCAAAAGAAATTTTAAGAATTACAATAAGAGTCAAGTATTAAAGGTTATCCTACGCACCTTTTTTACTTGGCTTTTTTAATTTAAAAGTTACTGGTTATCTTTAAACCTTTATTAAAGCTATGGTTAGTTTAAAATTCCATTGTAAAGATGAAAATCAAGATTTCATCGAAGTAGAAAAACTTTCAGAAACATCTTTATTGTTTAACATTGTAGAAGATGGTATGTGTCAATCTGTAGTATTAGATAAATCTACTGCTATCAAATTGAGTAAAGAATTGCGTAAACAAATCGCAGAAATAGAGTAATTATGAGTGGTTGGATTAAAATACACCGTTCTATTTTAGATTGGGAATGGTACGAAGATACAAATACATTTAGGCTATTTATACACCTTATATTAAAAGCAAATCATAAGGATAAAAACTATAAAGGTAAGCTAATTAAAAGAGGTAGTTTGGTTACTGGTAGAGATTTATTATCTGTTGAAACAGGGCTAAGTGTTAGGCAAATTAGAACGTGTTTAGAACGTCTAAAATCGACCAACGAAATAGCCATCAAAACAAACTCAAAAGGTACTGAAATTCAAATAGTTAAATATG